TTGTAGTGGATAAATGACGATTAAAGTCTTTTTTGTTGCTACATTCAAAGGAGCAAGATTCACAGAAAAATTTCTTGTTCGAATTTTTGGGGTTTTTTATTAGCATTTTACCCATATATATTAGCCTGACATAATGGCCCTAAATAGTTTACATAAATATATTAAAAAATTTTCAGTAACAAAATTAGAATTATTTTTTTTGCATTGTGAGCATTATGGTCACAACCACTTTTTTTCAACTTTTTCCAATCCTATTTCCAAAAATCAAAAATCTACAACAAAAACCTTGTGTAGAATTTTGAAATCCCAAATGACTTTTGAAAAAAAAGTGAAAATGTAAAATACCTACAAGTATCGTATACAGTGCCTTTTTTTCAGTAGATATTCTTCACTACATCATGTAGACAGAGCACTACATCATCAAATAAAAAATATTTCATTTTTGGGCAAAAAAGCTCGCTTGACATCAAGGCAATGTTGAAAAAACATCCTCTTGATTCCTGAATCCAAAAATCAGGATTTTATTTTTCCTTTTTTGGGGATAAATTACGAGGGTTTAAATATATAGACAAATAATCCTTCATTTTGATAAAATATTGTCGATATAATATTATTCTCTATTTTCTAAGGATTAAATATATGGTTAATATTGTTTATAAGAGTTTTATCCCCATAATTAAGGAAATGTATTTTCTCCAAATTCTTTTCCCCTTTTTTAAACATAATTACTTAAATAGCTGGTTTATTACACTTTCTCTTTAAGTTACTTTTTAAAATATTTAAAAACTTAAAATTAAAATAGAATTTTATTAAATTTGAATTTTAATTAATCTCTCTATTTTCTCTCTATGTATCTATTTTCAAAGAGTCCTATTATATATTTTCTTTTTGTTCATACATCCTCTTTTATTTATATTCTATGGGTTTTGTATTTCCAACTATAAGAGAGAAAAGGAGAGATTTAATTTAATGCAAAATATAATAAATATAATTCTTTTATTATATTAATGGACAATGAAGACGAGGAAACACATAAAAATTATTTTATGAAAGCCCTTGATAATGAGAATAATGAAGGTATTCAAAAATATAATACTTCACTCATCAAACAAATTAAAAATGATTATTTACAAAAACTACAATTACCTCGTGATACATTATTAGAATATCATAAAAAATTAAAGGACTACAGATATGTAGATGATTTAAGTGATATTCAATATGGAAGATATATTAGGTGGATAAACTTGAATGATCCAGAAAATCTTAAATTAACTACAGGAGGATTAATTATTGATATAAAGATTTTGGCAAATGGTATTCATGTTATTTGCAAAAATAACAAAAATCAAAGATTCCAGATTAAAATAGACGAATGCTTTATATTTCAAAAAATAACTGATCAAGAAAAAATTATTTTGTATGCATTGGATCATGTTTCAAAGTAACTTTTTGTAACCAACAAGACATACAATATTTTTTTCGTAAAATACCAAACCTAGGCTCATGAGTATTAAAAATCTCTCTTTTTATTTCAACTGGTTTTATATTACATTCAACACATGGTATTCTATTATAAACTTTATTCCAAATTTCTGCAAATTTATCTACAGTTGTAGCTGAGTATTCTGTTCTATAAAAACAATCTATAGGTGGTGGTTTCTTATACTCTATCTTTTTTATTTTTTTGGGCATATATATTATTATGTTTTTACTTTTAAAATATTTTTCCATGTTTTAATTCTATTCATAGCATTCAAATGTAAATTTGGATAAACCGCTAATGAATATTGGGTTGTTAATAAGTTATCTTCTGCATGTTTAAATACTCTCTCTTTAAATAAGATCTCCGCTTTTTCAAATGATTTTTCAAATATATTTCCTCTCGAATACATATCAAATATAACGCATCTATCAAAGTCATATGCAGCTAGTAAATCAGCCTCTCTAACACAATGATACGCCATTTGATATTCCCCTAACTCAGGAAATCCATGTTTCTTTACTTTGGAATAAGACATGGTAGAAATTATTTTTAGTATTATTTCTTTTTCTTCTTCTTTAATTATATTACCTAAAAACTTATTTATTTCTTCTAACCCTTCTTCTTCATTCATATATTTTTTATCACACATATCATGTAATACTGAGGATATATAAATTATATTTTCCTGCTCTTTTAATGCAGGGTATATATATTTTTCTGCCTCATAAATATCGTGAGCAAAATTTAAAACATCCATACTATGAGACAATCCATGAGACTCATCTATATTATACTTGCTACAAACTCCAAGCACAAATCCAAAAAGCTGATTTAATATATTAAAATTCATCGTTAGTATTTTAATATACCATAAAATTTTTTTGTAAATTCAATTTTATTTTATAAACTTGCACAATTTAAGCTTTGCTGTCTAGCAGTAAAGTATTTAATATATTGATTTAAAATACTTTTATATATTAATTTTAAAGGAGGAAATTGTTCACATACATAAAGACCCGCTTTAATTTGAACAGGATTATGTAAAGCTATATCAATACATTTAAAAACAAGTTCATCGGATGTCCATTGTTCCATATTTGATGAAGAGGGTTCAATATAAGGAATATTTTGTGCAATAATAATTAATTCTGCTAATTTGGTCATTATTTTTTGTTTCTATTTTTTTTTGATTTTTTTGTCTTATTAAAACCAATATTTTTGCTAAATTTTTTTAAATATTTTTTAGTTTGGTTTTTTTTATGAATTAACTGTTGTTTTTCTTTGCATTTAAAATTGTAGAAATCAATATTTCGATTTTTAAAAATATTCTCTCTACATAAGGCAATAGCAGCTTTTTCATTTATTTTATCATTTTTCACCTTTTTTATACATCTACATAATTTACCGGCTAAAGTATCTTCCGCTACTTCTTTGTAGGTCTTATTTTTTGGTTTATTTAATTTGTAATATTTGATAATTTTAATATAATCTTTATTTGTTAAATCCATATAATCTATAATAAATAGTTAGATTTTTTAATAAAAATATAATGTATATCATGAAAAAAAAAATAGTAGTATTTGATGTAGATGAAACATTAGGTTATTTTACCCAATTAGGAGTATTTTGTGATTGTCTTGATAAATATTTTAAAGATAAAGAATATGCAAATAAAAATTTTAATGAAATTTTAGAACTGTGTCATGAATTTATAAGACCTAAATTATTACCTACCTTGGAATTTTTAAAAAATAAAAAAAAAGAAAAAAAATGTTACAAAGTAATGATATATACAAACAATCAAGGACCTAGAATCTGGGTCGAAAATTTAAAAGATTATTTTGATCATAAATTAAATTATAAATTATTTGATCAAATTATTGCTGCCTTTAAAGTTAGAGGAGAAAGAGTAGAGTTAGGAAGAACTTCACATGATAAAAGTCTAGAGGATTTATTCAGTTGTACGCAGCTACCTAAGGATGTGGAAATATGTTTTATTGATGACATATTTCATCACAAAATGGAAGATGAGAAAGTATATTATATAAATGTGAAACCATATCACTTTCATCTAAGTTTTTCAACATTTTTATTAAGATTTATAAATTCTAGGTTAGGTAACGCTGTAAAACATGATCCCAATTTTATAAGTGAAATGAATAATATTTATAGTAAGTATAAATTTAATGAAGACATTAAAAATAAAAAAGAACAGGAAATTGATGAAATAGTTGGAAAAAAAATGTTTCAACACATAAAACAATTTTTTTATGAAAATAATAATCAAACATTAAAACGGAAAAAGAAAACATCTAAACAAAAAAGTATAAGGCGGAAATAATTATCTAGGTAAGAACCGTAAGAAATGTAGAAATTCAGCTGACATACCCACACTTTCTGCCATATTAGATAAAGCAGTGGTCGTTAACATAAATATTGCTGAAGAAAAAACCACTGTGCGGTCAAATTCTGTGAAAGTCGATTTAACAAATGGGTTAAACCTAATTAATAAAAATATCATAACATAATATTTAATAAATATGTCTAATAAATGCAAATAGTGTGGATTATATTGACTAATCTGAAAATATGCAATTATATATAAAGCATAGGATAAGTATAAAGCTACATAAAAAACCTTCTCATGTATATTTTTCATTTATATACTTTATGTTTATTTTTTTCAAAATTAGCCAGGTTATGTTCGTTATAAAAAGTTCTTAATGTTTGCATTAATTTATTATATTCATTTTCTAAATTTTTTGTTTTTAAATTCCTTATATTCGAAATATGATTTGATGGAGTAAATTTATAATTATCCATTATATTATTCTTCAATATTACTTTCTAAATTCATTTGTTTTTTATAAATTTCCAAAGAACGAGCACTAGAATCACTAGCATAACAATATTTAGGCATCCAAAAATAAGGTATTACTTCGCCTTTTAAACCATAATACTTCTCAAAAATTTCTCTATAATATAATTGTTCCTTTGTTTGGGGTGGATTATGCTTATATTTTAATTTTGATTCATTTAAATACTCATCTGTATACTTATCTTCTAATTTTTCTTGTATTATTTCATACCAAGATTTTTGCATACTGCTTACCCCATCACTGAAAGCTTCTTTTGTTCTCCATAATACTTCCTTTGGTAAAAGATTACTATCTGATACTTCCACTGATTTTCGTAATAACCATTTTTCCATACCATCATATTTATTAAAATTCCTATGTTCAATCGGTAATGATAAATAATTATGAACAAAAGATCTATCTAAAAAGGGTGTTCTTGCTTCTAATCCATGACAAGATATAGTTCTATCACTTCTTAATACATCAAAATATTGAATATCATTTAACAATCTTTTACATTCATAATCAAATTCTATGTTATTTGGACATTTATGAAAATACATGTAGCCTCCAGTTAATTCATCTGACCCATCCCCATTGAAAATCACCTTAGCATCACTATTTTCAGAAATATATTTTGCAACTAAATAATTACCCACACTAGCTCTTACAGTTGTAGTATCATAACTTTCAATCTGATAGATAACCTCATCTATACTTTGTAAAAATTCCTTATCCGAAACCATTATTTCTGTATGATTACTATTTATGTGTTTAGCAACTAGTTTTGCATATTGTAAATCAGATCCACCTGGCATTCCAATACTATATGTTTGTAATTGTCCACTAGGAACAAATTTAGCTACTAAAGCGGATATCAAGCTACTATCTAAACCACCTGATAATAAACATGCCATATTTCTTTCCATCGTAATTACTCTTTTTTTAACAGCTTCAAATAAACTATTATAAACTATTTTATAGCTCATCTCCAATGAATCTATACCACTATTAAATAAACGATTACTCATATTATAATTAAAAGTGGTATAGGTTACCGGAGAATGAATAGTGTATTTTTGTTTATTAGGAGGAATCTGAAATTGAATATAAGTGCCTGCCTCAAAATTCAAACATTCAGCTGATAAATCGGATATTTGCTTTAAAAGGGATGAAAAATAAAAACAGTTATTTTGAATACCCATATATAATGGACGCACACCGAAAGGGTCTCTAGCAATATAGCCTTCATTTTTATTTACATCAAATAAAATAAAAGAAAAAACTCCATCTAAATTTTGTAAAGTATATTTGATACCATATTTCTTATATAAAGGAATAATCGCTTCACAATCGGATTCTGTAACAGGATTATAATTCAAATTAGAATAAATTTGTTTATAATTATAAATTTCCCCATTACATATTAAAAAAACCCCATCGATATTTAATGGTTGCATTGAGGTATTATTTAAACCATTAATCGCAAGCCGATGAAAACCCAAAATTAACCTATCATTAATTATTTCAAATTTAGAGCTTTCAGGACCTCTTGATTTTCCTTTCATAAAATTATTTGATATTAAGTCCATATTTAATATTTCTTTTTTATTATGAAGCAAAGCAAAAATTCCGCACATTTATAATTTAAATTAAACTCTTTAGGTATTTTTTAAAATATAATATTCTATTTATATATTAATGAGTAGAATGTATGGAGTAGTAAATGGAGTATATTTATGTAATCATGGTAGAGTAGATGAAATAAATGACAGAATATCTGATAGAAATATTCCTTCTGCCTCTCTTCAACCTCAATATAGTATAAGACCAGTATCAACCAAATATGGATATATGCAAGTATTAGACCAATATAAAAAACCAAATATTGCGTTAAACAGTTATCAACCCTATTCAACCAAAGGAATCTTTAATCCTGGAAATGCACAAGCTCCGTGGAATGGATTTTCTAATAATATAAATGTAGAATCTCAGCTTAGAAATCAATTTTTTGCTTTACAAAGATGTGAACAATCGGAATATGTTCCTTCTTCCGATAGCGATTTATACAAGACTACTGTTTCTTTTAAACCTGTTCAACAAACACATCCCTTATTATTTGACAAACCGGAGTTTGCACCATTTAATCCTAATACATTAAATTGTAGTCAGAAAATATTTAATAATTCAACAGTGCAATGTGTAAAAGATGGGCCTATTTGTTTACCTGAAAAAATTATAAATTAAATAAGTAAAATAAAATTCATACAAATATGTAAATGGATATTTCTATGAATGAAATAGATAATATAACATTAGAATATTTTTTGAACAAATCACAATACCAAGAATTAGTAAAAAAACGCGATATATTTAATGATAAGAATTTTAAATCTGAAAAAAAATTCTACAAAAAAAGAATATTGGATTTAACAAGAAAATTATTTAGGAATGAAATAGAAGATATACAATTAAATAATGTATTTAACGGATATATAAAGTCCTGTTGTAACTATTTAAAATTTCAAGATAAAAAAGATTTCATACAAGAAGATTATAGTGAAGATGAAAAAGAAGAAATGGAAAACATACTTGATGAAATAGAAGAAGTGGGATATAATAATTGTGATTATTTAATGGCCAAAGAGAAAGAAACAAAACATATTACATTAGATAATTATATAAAAAGAAATGAAAAAAAACCAACAGTCATTTTACCTGAAAAAAAAACATTTAATTTAAAATCTAAAGATCTAAAAACCAAAGGAATTGAAAAAAAGAAAAATATCAATAATTAATATGAATATGAATAAAACAAAGAGACAAAATAGTCATAAAAAACATAAAAAATCTTATAAAAAAAAGGATAATTTTAAAAAGGTCAATTGTAGTCCAAATCCAAATAAAAATGGTTATTCTTGTTATACAGATAATTCACTCCATAAAATGAAAAAATTATGGAACACTAGGCACCCAAGAAATAAAATAAAATCAAATGATCCAAAGGAAATTTGGAATTCATTAAAAGAAAATATGGCAAGTTCATGTGACAAAGAATCATGTTGGTTAAGAAGTAAATTTATGGAGGGAAATTTAGACAAAGAATTATTAAATTATACATTTGCCCCAAAAGCACCAAGGGAATGGAAAACTAAACCAGATGAATGGTTAAGTAGTGTAGATATAGAATCAGTAATGAAACAATATGAAAAGTTTTATAAATGTTTTGTGTTTTTAGGACCTTCCCCAATTGATTATGATAATCATAAGTTATACGGAGAATGTGTATGGGAAGAATTATGTAAATTCAATTTAAGTGAAGAAATAAAGAAAAATAAAAATAAAATAGGAGTAATTTTTAATACACATCCTCATTATAAATCTGGAGAACACTGGATATCTATGTTTATTAATATAAAAAAGAAATATATAATTTATTTTGATAGTAATGGAAATAAACCTCCAAATGAGGTAAATAAATTTGTAAATACTATAATTTCTCAAGGGAAACAATTAGGAATCGATTTTAATTACTATGAAAATGAAATAGAACATCAAGAAACAGAATCAGAATGCGGGATGTATTGTTTATATTTTATTATAGAAATGTTAAAAGATAAACCAGCAACTCATTTTTTAAAAAATAAAATAGATGATGAGGAAGTATTTAAATTAAGAAAAAAGTATTTTAATATTCAATAAAAATAATATTTAAAATAAAAACTTTATTTTAAATATATGAGTTTCCTAGGACAAGAAAATAAAGGATTAATTTGGAGTTTATTGCAAGATAATAATACATTTGAAGGTTTATCAAATGATAAATTTCCATTTGTTCAAAAAAAATTTGAAGATATATTAAGTCATATTAATGTGGAATATAAAAATAATAAGTTAATTGAAAAAAATAAATTAGCGATAGAAATGAGTATAGAAATGATAAATAAAGAAAAAAAAGGTGTAGAAAAAAAAATTCAAATGGTTTATAAAGCTCAAGATTTACAGGAAGAGAGAAAATCCCAATTAAATGATCAATATAATTACCATAAAAAAGAATTAGATAATTTAATTAATCCCTCTAAACCGAGTGAAATAAACTTTAATGATAAAAATAATGATGGTGACGATATACCAATCGGAGATGATATGGATAGATTAATTGCTGAAAGAATGGCTACAAGAGAAAGAGAACTAGAAATACCAGAAGTATCAGAAGAGGCAAAAAAATGGATAAATTATGATGATAAAGTTAATAATCTAGTAGAAGTCCAAAAAAAAACAATTTCGGAAGAAAAAAAAGAACAAAAAAAAGTATCTTTTAAAGAGAATAATATTAATAATATATTTGACAAATTGAAAAAGAAGACAATAGAAAATGAAGTGAGAGAAGAAATAGATCTAAAAAAAGAATATAATTTATTATTAAGTAAGAAAAATCAATTATTATTATTATTCAAAGAAATTGAAGTTAGTATGCAAAAAATACTTGAATATAAAGTCTAATATAATATATATACATGTCTAAAAAGAATAGTAAAGAAAGAAGTGTTAGTTTCGATAAAAAAGAAATAAGAAGTTATAGTATTGGTAGCCTAGGAAGTGAAGGAAGCATTGAAACAATAGACTTAGATGATGAGGATTTTAATAAACCAATAAAAAAAGAAATGAACAGAAGGAAAAGAGAAATTAATATCAATGATAAAACCCGCCGTAGCACACCCGATATCATAACAATAAAAAAAATGATTGAAAGATTTAGAGAAACATTTATAAATAAATAATAAAACAATATTATTTATTTATTTAAACTCGGACGAATTTAACTTTTCCATCGGCTTTTTTTATCAAATCACCAATTTTAATTGGATCACCACCAAATTCCTTAGCTTGTTGAACAGATTCTAAATCAAATACCTCCATAGTGCTTCTATTTAAGGCAAAAGTTTTTTTCACTCCATCTACCGGTATTTTAATTTCTTCAGCAACCCAAGTTATTTTCTCTTTATTTAAATCTCCTATTTGATCGGATTCTTCATTACTTAAAGAAGGTTTAAAAGAAAATGTATTAGGATTTGTTTTGCCAAAGGTAAAACATTTTATTGCATCTTTGGTCCCAGGTTTATTAAATAAAGCACAATCCATTGATGACTCTGTAATTGCCTTTAATAATTCTTTGTTGATTTTTTCTTTAATACTTGAAATTTCATATAACGCTTCATCACTGGTAATAGGCAATGATTTATCTAATTTACTAACATCTTGAATTTTCAATTGAACTGATGCTTCACTTTCTAATTGTTTTTCTGTAAATGTCATTAAATATAAAAATACCTTAACAGTTCTTAATTCTTCGGGTAAAGCTTGGTGACTACATATTCTTCGTGCGCGTCCAATTACTTGTTCCGTGCGGACAGGATGCCAATAAGGTTCAGTTATATGGACATACCGAGTATTTTTCAATGAAATACCTTCGGCACCAGAGGCAGTGATCATCAAGACTTTAATAATTTCACCATATAAGTTATTTGTTGAAATAGGAGTTAATTCGCTAACTAAAGAGGAAGGAACTTTTTCCCAATCGCTATTGAATATGTTTCTTATAATTTCCTTTTCTTCATCTTCTTCGGTTCCTGTATATAAAGCAAAGGTAGGTTTGCCTTTTTCGGCCATATTTAATTCCCAAATACCTGATTCATTTTTTTTAATTTTAAATTGGGTAAAACCATTTGCCTCTAAAATAACTTTCAAGATACCTACACCTTCTAAAGTTCTAAATTGGGTGTAAATCAGATGGAGTCCGCGAAATTCAGGATCTTGTATGTTTTCAAGCATATTTAAAAATTTAGGACTATAAGTTAACAATCCTGTTTTGGATAAAATAGTAGATTTATTTTGTTCTAAAAATTCTAATGCTTTGCGAATTCTATTAGGATAAGATTCATCTTGATTTTCTTCCTCTGCCTTTTCTAAAATATCAATATCATCTGCCCCGTATAATCCATCTGCATTTTGTATTTTTTCCCTGACAGGTATAGCATCTAATATATCTTCATCAATTTCTTGATCAAGATTAGCTTTCATATTTTTATCGTTTTGAGGCATAGGTCTAGGATTTTCAAGAGGGAACACAAAATTACAAAATGCTCTTGAGAAAATACGATAAGTGGAAACAGAATCATTAAATACATCATCTTTTCTTGCTCTTCTTTTGTTTGCCGTTTCTAATTTTCTCTCTTCAATTCTAGCTTGTTCATAAATACCAAATTGGTAATCACTCATAGGGATTTTAAGGACGCGTAAATCAACATCTTTATTAAATTCAGGCATTAATTTTTCAGTTGCACTTCGGAAATGAGAGGTTAATCCTAAGATTCTCCTTTTAAAAAGATTTTCGTTGGTTAATTCATTATTAGTGGGATTAATAAAATAATTTTTAAATGAATCTAATGTATCAGGTAAAGCCTTAAAATTTTCTATTCGTATACTTGAAGCAATAACATCTATTTCATTTTTATTTAATATAGATGTAACTAGTTTAATAAAATCAGCATCACTGACTTCTCCTCTTGTTCCAACTTTAAAATTAGAAACTCCTTTGTAAATACCATCTTTATTGATATTAATAAAACCAAAGGGATTTTTGGTAATAGTTAACATTTTAGACGCAGGTTTATAATCTAAATAATCTAATATTTGAAGATCTTTAAAAATATTTATCATTTCATCTTTATTAATTTTCCTGGAAGTGCGTATATTTAAGGGAATATTCCAGGTTTTAATGTAGCCTCTTAAAATATTAAATAAAATTCCTACTTCATTAGGATAATTAATAATAGGGGTTCCAGAGAGAAATACAATACGACAATTAACAGCAGATAATAAGTATTCATATAATTGCATAGATAAGGAATCAGGTATTTTCATTTTATTCACTATTCTACTGACAAAATTATGAGCTTCATCAATGATAACAACTTTATTATCAAACGGATTAATATTTCCGTTTTGGGTTAAATCTCTTAAATGGCTTTTTCTAAGACCATTATAATTAATAAATCTATATCGGTGAGTAATCATTTCATTTATTTGTAGATCTAAACTTTTCTTTTGTGGACTGGTTAATTCATTATAGTTGGATTTTTTTTTTATATTAACTAACCATGCACCTCCATGTTTTTTAATATAGTCTTTGGATAAACTAAGAACCTCAGAAAGAGTGTCTAATAGGGTTTTATTTGAGTCTTTGGTTATGGGAACAAACTCCCAATATTGATTAATTTTATACAATAAATCACCACAGGATTTTAATTCTTGCAAATAATTCATTCTAAGAGATGCTGGTGTCATAACAATTATTTGTTTGTCAGTTTTTAATCCTTCAGCAATAGCAATTGAACTACATGTTTTACCACTACCTAATCCGTGGTATAAAAGAAGGCCTCGGTAAGGTGAATGTAAATTTAAATAATCACGGACAATTTTTTGATGCGTAAGTAAAGTAAATTGAGCATCTTGAGGTCTATCACAAGATAAACTTTCGGAGGCTTTTTGAAATTCCTCTTTAAAAGGTTTAAACAATGCATTAATAAAATTTATAAATGACTCTCTATTATTCATATAATATGCATTAGCTCTTAGCAAAATTTTTTTTTCTTTAGGTGGTAATCTATCAATAATTTTAGTATCGCCGATTAATTGTTGTAAATCAATATCATCAGCTAATAATTGAGGTTCAGGTTTTTTAGTTTTGCGGATTTTAGTAACATCTGATATATCTTCTTTATCAGAAACCAACTTTAATTTTTTGCTTATTTTTTTGGTTTTTTTGACAGATGGGATAGGTTCAGGAGGAACCACTTCAGGCATTTTGGTTGAAACGGAAATTTTAAGTTTTTTAATAAAATCATCCCTATTTATAAGTTTATCTTTGGTCTTATCAATAATTTTGGTTTTAATTTCAATTGTTTCCTCTTTTTGAGGATCCATAATTTTAACTTGGATTTGTTCTATTTTTTTAGGAACTGGTTTTACTTTTAATTTTTCTAAAATACTAGAGGACATCTATATTAATTAAACACATAAAAAAAGAAATAATTACTAATTAATCAAACATTTTTAATGTTTCTTCACAAGCCATTTGCTCCGCCTTTCTTTTAATTTTATGTGTGCCTTTTCCCAAATAAACAAATATTTTTCCGTCGTTTTCTATAATTTTTTGAATATTTTCAAATGAACCAATCGATTTAAAATCAATAGCATTTTTTTGGTCAACTTCATGAATCTTTTGTCCTAAACACAAATATACCCCCATTTGATAACCATTTTCATCATCATGATTAATTTCTAAGTAATGAGGAGTTTCTTTGAATTCCTTTTGAATTTTAACTTGTAAAATATTTTTATAATTATCATCGTCTTGTATTAATTTCATCCAATCAACATGTTTTTCAAATATATTTTCTACAAAAATTTGCGCTATTTGGAAACCCGGACCAGTAACAAATGTATTTTGAAACCATCCTTCTTCATCTTTAATATCTATTTTGTTGAAATCTAAAAATAATGCTCCTAGAAATGATTCAAATAAACATCCTAGTTTTTTTAGATTTGTTCTAGTCTTTTTTTCTTCAGCATGCTTAGAAATAATATAATATTTATGGAGCCCCATTTCTAAAGCTAATTTTCCAATGGATTCGTTTTTAACCAAAGCAATTTTTTTTTCGGTCATAAAACCTTCGTTTTCTTTAGGAAATCTTCTATAAAGATAATATTTAGTAATACATTCTAATACTCCATCACCTAAAAATTCTAATCTTTCATTTGATTTAGTATGTAAAGGTAAACAATCTATTGGTTGTTCAGTAATAGTTATATTTTCTTGTAAATTATATAATTGTGGTCTTTTAGTATAAGATTTATGAATAAAAGCCCTTTTATATAATGATAAATTAGAAACTTTACCAGGTATACCATACTTTGTTAGAATAAATTGAACTTGGCTCAATGTAATCTCAACATTATTAGGATTATATGGATTAAAAACCAATCCTTCATCGGATTTAATTATATCATCATCATGACTTATTTTAAATTCTGCCATTTATATATAATATTATTTTGTATTTAGGTTTATTTACAAAATATTATAAAAGTAAAAAAAAATATTTAGTGATTATATAATGCCCGTCGGATATATGCAAGGTAGTAAAAGAGCAAGAAGTACTCCTTCTATTGCTAATCAAACAAGTATCTTTGGAATCATGGGAGGATTAGCTCCTCGTGTAGGTTTAAGTGACACTGCTGTATACAGACATCTACAAATTAAGGGTGCTAGAGGTGACCCTTGGCAATTCTTACCTCAATATTATAGAAATCCTACTGCCCAACAAAACTATATGAGACAAAACCTTATTTTGTCTGTTAATCCATTGGCATCTGGTGGTGTTGGAAAGAAGGTTTTATTATATGGTGGATCTAGAACTGGATCTGCTCCTCAAGGTTAAATAATTTTTTCATAATTTATTATCTAAATGTATAATATATTATGCCACAAAGAAATGGATATAAAAGTCATAACGGTCGTTCAGGAACCGCAAGAAAAGTACAATTTGGAGGAGCAAGTGGAACCAATGGTATTATGCCTGGTGTAAATGTAACCACTACTACTGGTCAAGTTGTAAGAACGAGATATTTTGGAGGACCAAAAAAAGGCGGAGCTGCTCCAAGTGCTACTGGATTTATGATTGCAAAATCTTCGTCTCAAGCTTTCCAACCAGCTGCCCCTGCTCTAAAACCTAATTTTTTATTTAACTTTAGACAAAATTATACTATTGGTAACCCAAGGTCAGGTGGTCCATTACTATAAATTTATAATTTAGAATTTTAATCATATTCTATATTATAATGGAACAAGAAAATAGTCCAACTAATCAAGTTGAGTTAGATAAAGTAATTCAACAAATAAGATTAAACAATCCTGAAGATGTTGATTTTATTAACAGTATTTTAAACACGACGCCACAAAATGTTCCACCAGGACTAGAACTTTTAGCATCTAGTATGGTATTGCTAATATTTGAAACAATGAATAATTTAATAATAAACTATCTTGGACAAAATGGAGAATATTATACAAGAAGATTAGCAGCTTCTTATTTTGCTATAGAAAATCTAAAAAAACTTGGTGAAATAACTAAAAAAGCAAGTGAACAGGAAAAAACTGCATTGGCTTCATTAGATCCTACATCTAATAAATATGCTCTTATTAAACAAATGTATGGACAATTTCAATTTACATTGTTTCCTTATATATCTATTTTAAAACAAACATTAATGTATAATTTTGAAGAACATACTAAAGCTAATACAATACTTTTAATGCTTGCTAATATATTTGGAATACCTAAAAGTGAATATGTTTCTCTTGAATATCTTCCTGAAGCAGAAATAGTAGAAGATGAAGATAATGAAGAAATGAAAGGAGGAAGTAAATTTGAATTTTTAAAAAAAAATATCAAAAATATAGATTTTCAAGAAGCCATCAAATATTATAAACAATTTGTTGTTTTATATAATTGTCAGGATGCTGATATTATTTCCTTTAATATGATGTTATTAATGAATAAAGTTTTATTTAAACCTATAACAAAAGGAGGAACTATTCCTGGAGAAGAAGAAGAAGATTATAGTGATATGCCCGAGTTGATCCCTGTGGATCAGGATGAAACACCTTCATCAAGTGCAGACCAAACACAAGGATTAGATCAAACAACAGCTCAAGTATCTTCATTAGATTTAACTAAAAAATCAGATGTTCCATCAACATTTATGGTTGATGGACAGGAATATTCATTTCCTTTAACTTTACCAAGTTCAAATTTACCTTCATTACAATTAGCTGAACAAATGTCCGCATCAGAAAAGGCATTTATGCAAGTAATAACTAATATGCCTCTACAAAATTGGAATAACGCTAAACCACAAGAAAAACAACATTTTCTGGCAAATATAAATTATATGACATCTTCTCAAGTAGAAGCTTTTGCTAGTGGAACTTCATTAGCTCTAGCTGGTTTAGAAGTTGGAAATTTCAATTTCAAGAATTTTCAAATTAGTGTTAATACATTGATGTCTGTAGGTGTGGCATCATCAAATTATAGAGTAATAGAAAGATTTGATAGAACTCTACAAAAAACGAGAGAAGTAACAGAAACAACAAATCTAGTAGATGAAAATAATAAACCATTACTAGATGAAGAGGGAAACCCACGAACAGAAAAAACTACAAAAACAGAAATGGTTGACTATACACTCACTGGTAAGGATATTCAAGATTTAGTAGACAAAATGTCGGAAACTATCCAAATAGATGAACTTCAAGAGACAGCTACCAATAGTCAAGGCAAATTTATAGAGGTTTGTACTAATATTGGTAGACAGTATGGTGAAACAACTGGAGGAATGTCTCAACTTCAAGAAATAACTAAAGCTTTAAATATATTAGACCAACAGTTAACAAAACTTAATCAACTTGAATATGAAATTAGTGAAATAGATGCAGATTTAAAAGAATTAGGAGTAGATCCAGACACTTATATACCAAGTACTAATGAAGTGGGAAGAAGGTATTTCCAGTGGTTAGGATATGGAGGGGAACAACAAAAACTTTTAGATTTAAAAAAAAGCAAAGATGTAGAAGAGAAGCAAATAAGTGAAGAGTTTATAGATAAATTTACTAAAATATTAACTGGAGCTAATGAAAAAGGTTCATCTGTTACTGAATATACTGAGGATGCAGGACAAGTGACAGAAATCGACTATTCGGCTTTTAAATATAATCAAGATGCCAAAATTTTAGTAGGTTCAATGAATCAACATTTTTGTGAAACATTAATTCCTGAAGCTAATTATAATTTAATTTCTACTATTAAACAAGAGACAGATGAAGACGGAAATACAAAAGAAGTTGTAGAAATAGGAATCGAATTTTCCTATAAACCTTTGAATATTGAAGGGGAAAATGTTGTTCAAAAGACAGTTTATTCAAGAGCTTTTTTAATACAAAGATTACACACTATGATTGCAGCAGCAAAGGAAAAAAAAGAAGGAATAAGAATTTTTAAAAAACCTGAATGGAGTAAAAGATTAAAGGATTTCAAGGAAAAAAAGGGAACTATTAGTGAAGCTATCGAACCTTTACTAGATAATTCTGATGTTAAATCTCTTGATTATATAATAAGTAGTGCTGAAACATTAATAGAACTTTTAGAATATACTCCAAAACTAGGCAAATTAAAGGGAGATAAAGGTCCTGAATTAGTTAAAAAACTAACAATTAAAGAGATAATGAAAATTAATGAACAACTTCAAATTTTTCAAGAAGCTTTTGGTGACCAAGATCCTCAAAAATTTTTAGAAACTAAAAGAGATCTAGCATTCCAAGAAAGTGCAGAGAAAACAAGGCAAGAACAAGCAAAACAACAAGCGGAAGTCATGAGAAATTATCGCACAGAGTTTATTGGTGGAATAGTAGATACTATATCCATCCCTATTGAACAAACTTATGATAAGGTAATCCCAGCTATGAATACAGTAATAAATGATGCAGGGGGTTTGGGTGTAAACGCTGCAGGCCAAGTAGGAAAGATAGGTGTTGAAATCGTTAAAGGATCTAAAGACATCATTGCTGAAATGATGTGCGGATGGGGAATAATTCTGGTGCTTATAATAATACTAGTTGTAGCAGGTATTTGGGGTGGACCATTAATAGCACAGAAAATGGCAGCAGGTTCATTGGTAAGTATAGGTGCGATGAGTAATCAACAAGCACTACAAAATGGTGTAAGTTCTAAAACAAAAAAACTTATTCAATATGCAAGTGAAATCTCAACGGCACCACAGCAACAATCCCTAACTATTGCACCTCGAAATACACCAGTAGTAGACGCATCAACAACACCAGAAGTAGACGCATCAACCACACAAGTAGAAGGAGAAGCACCTACAGAATTTAATCTTAACCCTGTTGGTGAAAATCCTATTCCTAATCCTGAAGTAACAAGTGAAGAAGATACAAGTGAAGAAGATACAACAGGACAAGTAGCAGCAACAGAAGAAAGAAGAACACAAGAACAAGGACAAGGAGATGTATGTCCTACTACTATTGGAATCAGAAGATTGTTGAGCAGCAATAAGAGTAAGAATATAACTGGTAAGAACACTGCTACTTATAATCAAATACTTGATGCAGCTTTAAAAAATAGAGAAACAAAATCAAAAAGCGGTTGTGCTTATTCTGACATAGCAAAAGATTATAATGAATTAAAAAACAAATTGGGTGAAGATTTTGATGAAGATTTTTCAGTTACAAGAGACAATATTGAGGATGTAGCCGATGAAATAGATAATATGTTAGTTGAACTATATAATAGTGAAGGTGATAGCGGTCCTTTACATGATTTAGCGGCTTCATATAGAGGAGGAAAGAAAAAGAAAGGTTCAAAGAAAAACAAAGTAGAAAAAAAGAAAGGAAGAAAAACCAAACGCAAAATGTATACCAAAAAGAAAAAAGGAAATTCTAAAAAACATAAAAATAAATCTAAAGTAAAAAGAAACACAAGAAGAAAATAAATATAAATCAAATAACTAATTAAACATAAGTAATGTAATATATTTAATTATGTTTATAAAAATAGATTGTCGAGAGAGCGATGTAATGACAAATATGAATTTATTATTCAAAGAACATAGCCATGAAATAAAATTAGAAAGTTTACCATTAGGAGATATGATTTTATTAGATAAAGAGGAGAAAGAGAAGGTAATTTTTGAGAGAAAATCTCTCTACGATTTAGCTGCAAGTATAAAAGACGGTAGATATAAAGAACAATCATTCCGTTTAAATCAATGCAATTTACATAATCATAATATCATTTACATAATAGAAGGTGATTTAGAAAAATATAATCCACAAAAAGGCAGAATAGATAAGAAAACTTTATATTCCACATTAATTACTCTAAATTATTTTAAAGGTTTTTCAGTAATAAGAACCAAAAATATAAATGAGACATGTGATTTAATAATAAATTTTGCTGATAAATTAGAGAAGGAAAATAAGAGAGAAACATATTACGATAATGAAAACTTAAAAATGGGTGTAAAAGAAGAAAATTATTGTGAAGTATTAAAACAGCCAAAGAAAAACAATATAACACCAGAAAATATAGGAGAGATAATGTTATCAAATATACCAGGAGTAAGTAGTAAAACAGCAATTACAATAATGAAGGAATATAAAAACATAAAAAATTTAATAAAACAGTTAGGAGAAGATGAAAAAATATTAGATAATGTGAGAATAATCAGTGATAATGGTTTATCAAGAAAAATAAGTAAAACAGCAGTAGAAAATATAAAAAAATTTATAATAGATTAATATATAATGAAATTAGAGGAATATAGCACTTATTTAGGATATGTTTTAATTGGAATATTATTATTTTTAATAATAAGAACCGTTATTAATAAAGGAGAGAAAAAGGAAGGTTTTCTAGGAATGAGAGGAAGTGATAGTAATAGTTCAAGTAGTTCAAGTAGTTCAAGTAGTTCAAGTAGTTCAAGTGATAGTAGTTCAGATGATTCAGATGACCCTGCAGTAAAAAGAATTCAAGAAAATATAGACAGTTTAAATGATGCAACACAAAAAACTATAGACCAAATGAATTTAGTAAAATATAGGAAACATTGGGAAGATTTAATAATAGCGATGGAAGATAGAATAAGTTCTGAATCACTACAATCAGCTAATTTGTTAGCCGCAAAAATGAAAGCAAATCCGAATGATGAAAGTATAAATACCTATATTGTAAAATTAAATGAATTAAATAAATACAGAGAAACATTAAAAGAAAATATGAAATATTTGGACGGATTAAAATGATTTAAAAGATAATATAATAATTAAATATATTATATTATGTCTTATAGCGTTATCATATCAAAGAATAAAATAACAGGATTGGAAGGTGGTGCAGTATGGCAACCTAAAGATGCTGTTCCATTATCTTTATTAAATTCTACAGAAGAAGTTTTACAAAATGAGATAAACGATATAAGTATGGTGGTTCATGGTATAATACAGAGTAACAAATATATAAGTTATAATGATTCTTCCACAAATTTAATCGATAATAGTTATAGTAAATTAGATTTTAATACAGAAATGAGCAATCAAGGATTTACATATTCAAATGGAGATATAATTGTTCCTGAAAATGGATTTTATCAATCAAATTTAATTTTAGGGTTAGAAACATACGATTTAAGTGATTGTTATGTAAAATGGACAACTACAGATCCTTCATCTTTGTTAATTACAGATATTTATAATTTAAGAGTATTTAATGGATTAATTAATAATCCCAATTACAATGTGAGTTATAGTGCTTATTTAGTAAGTGGAGATGTAATTAATTTTTCTGTATTTCAACAAACACAATCTCTTAATGATATTTCATTAAATAAAGCACAGTTTTCTTTAAATGTAATCTAAAATAAAGGATAATTAAAATTATAATATTTTTGTATTTAGAAATATTATAATGACACAAAGATATTTACAACCACAAAATAATGATACACAATGGTTTTTAAGAGCCAATACTATTATTGGAAATTCCAATGAAAATATTACTATATCACCTGACAATAGTAACAATGTTGGAGTTGTAATAGACTGTTCTTCTTATTTACAAATACCTGCTGGAGTTTCTAATGAGAGACCTACTACAGGATACGCGGGCATGATTCGATATAATACAACTAACAATATAATTGAATTTTTTAATAGTTTGGCTGGATCATGGAGTCCAATTTCTTTACCCTCGCCTACTATTACATCTGTTTCTCCCAATTATTTTAATTTCGGAATTTCAGGGGGAATCATTAGTTATCCTGATTCTTCTTATTCTTTAATTGGCACAGATTTTGATACAACATCAGGGGTTGATGTAATTGTGAGAGGGTTTAATAATTTAGGCACAATAATAAATCCTACCACTGAAATTGTGAATTCATCTACTAATGTAATTATTATTTTTGATTCAAGTGGAACAAAACAACTAGTTGATATAAGTAATGAACTACCTTTTGCTATAACACTAACAAATCTAACAAGTGGATTTTCAACTATCTTTTTTAGTGCAATTATTGCTAGTAATCAAGGACCTATTTTTACAGAACCCAGCATATTTAGTCCATCTATATTTCAGGATTTTGCTGTCCAGGATGGATCTGCTAGTTTTACTATAGCAGCTACAGATTTATCTTCACCAACTCATTATCCTTTACAAAATTGGCAATTTATTTCTGGAACAGCTGGAGGGTTTAATAATGGTGGAACTAGTGATATATCAATTAATGATATATCTAGTGCCACAGTTAAACTTCCTACTGGAACATTAATGGACGCTGCAGCTGACGGAACACAATATACATTTGTGTTACAAGTTGAAGATGCTTCAGGTGCATTAACTAATGCCTCCTATAGATTAAGATTAAAACATCCAACTTTAACTACAATTAGTCCCGATGCAGTAGAAGTAGGAACTACAACTAATATAGCGGTTACAGGGACTTTTTATATTGCAAATACAGATGTTTCATTTGTAGATGGAGCGACTATCTTAAGTAAATCAAGTGTAACATATAATAGCTCCACAAGTTTAACTGTTAATAGTTTAAATTGTAGCACTAGAGGAACTTATGATGTAAATTTAACAAATGGAAGTGTAGTAGTAAACATACCTAATCAATTGACTGTTTATGACTGGTCTACTACTCAAATTGCATTTTATGCTGCAGATAATTGTCTTGATACGGGAACAATCGCACCAGGAACTGTATCATATGATTTTGGAACACCTACATATGTCGGAAGGTGTTATGCATATTCTGTTTATGGTGGAGGTCAAAGATCGGCAAATATTACTATTCAGAGTAGTGACAATAATTCAACATGGACAACCAGGTTTACTGGAGTACATGATAATAACCAAGTATATGGTTCACCAGGAACTCCTGCTTGTGGAATAATGTATGATAATGCCCAGGCGGGCCCAAGGCCAGTAACAACAGTATTAGGATATGGACCCCATAGATATTGGAGATTTGTAGAAGGAGCGGCAATAGTCAGTCATTTCCCGAGAATAGGTCGGTTAGGATTTGAAACCCTACTCTACGGATAAAATAAAAATCTTTAGAATTTAAATTATAAATAATAAAGATTTAATTAACTTGCATATAAACTTCGTCTCCCTTATAATAACCCGCATCTATAGCTCCTTGTGTATAAGCTATTCCTCCCCAGTTAGTATCCATTGGGTTGGTGCTTTTTTTTCCTTTGCCTTCTTGCTCATGAAACATTTTATCTAAAGGTGTATATTCTCCTTCATACAAATTCATTGGATCATATCCAGGGTAGGAATTTTCGTTATATGGATCATCGTCTCTTCCAGCATCAATTAATTTTGTTTCAGGTGGTTTTTGAGCAGAAAGAGGAATAGCTTGGTCATCAGAACCATAAGTTAAAGTGGGTGGAAGACCTCCTTGTGGGTCATTGATACTAGGTCTAAATGTATAAACAGATTTGCCTTGAGCATCATAAGAATGTTGTAAAAATAAAACAGGACAATTAATATTTTGACTTCTTTGCCAATCGACAAATTCAGTGTATTCTTCTAAATTATTAAATTTAATTGGATTAACACCAGGTATTTTGGCTTGACGAGAATTATGTAAATAAATTTCGTTTCCTTTTTGAATTAATATATTAGGGCATCCACCTTTAGAAACATCAAAACCTTCAATTACTTGTTTACTAGTATAATTACAAGTAAAATATAATCCTAATAAAAATACAATGAGTATAAAAATAAATTTTAACATATATATTAAATTAGGATAAATAAATTTTCCAATTTCTCTCTTCGTTCAAATTAATATCTCTTAATTTTATATATGAAATTGTTATATGTTAATAATAAAAATGCCAAAATGTTCCAAGATCAAGTAAAAAAACAAGACGCATTTGTTAAGTATTTTAGTCCAACTTGTCCAGCTTGTATTGCCATGGAAGAAGAATGGGATGATATGTGTAAGGATATAGATGAAAAATATAATACGGATTTAATTTTAGCACAAATGGATCCGACAGGTATGAAAGAATTAGAATCTTCTGATGTGTATACGGATGTTGAATTTGTTCCAACCATAATCATTTTGAAAAATGGAAAAAAACATAA